TACGCCACCAGAAACCAGTGGATGTGATGTGCTAAATAAAGCCACACCGTCACCACCAGCATATACGCCAGCAGAGAAACCGTTGTTTAGAACGGAAGCTGCCTTAGTTTGCTTGGTGTATGCCATAGCACGAGCCAATGCCTTAGTATAACGAGCCGATAAGCTGTCATACAAGTTGTCCTCGATTGCCTCTTCTGTTAGGGAGAAGCCGAGAGCAATGGTCTCATGATTATAGCGAGCTGTGAAAGCCTCTTGTGCATTGTCATAAGCGATGGCAGAACCCTCGTTTTTGACTGGTGCAGCGGAGAAGCCTGACAGTTTTGTTTCTTCTTCAAACGAACGCTCAGAGGTCTCAGTATCATAGATCTCTTTATGTTGTTCACCATATGTTGCGTACTCAAGACCAAACAATGCGTTTAGACCTGGGAGCAACTCTTTCAGTAGTTGTGCACGTGAAATAGCCATTTTCTAAGCTCCTTATACGCCAGTTGAGTTGTTGTACTGATGCATAGTCGCATTTATCTTCACGATAAACTCAACAAATGTGTCAGCGCCCGTTGCTGTATCTCTTACCACATCAATAATGCGGATAGGTAGAGTATTAGTAGTAGCTTGCGTACCTTCATCAATTGCTACAGCGGAATTACCAGTGGTGGTAGATCCAGAGTTTTGAATTAGGGCAATGTTATTACCAATAGCAGAAATGCCCATTGCAGCAATAGTTGTGCCTGAAGAACAAGAAGCTACTTGGAACAATGTGTCAGGATCATCTGCAACGACTGCAAAAATCTGCGTTCCAGATTTGATTGACTGACTTGCTGGGTAGAACTGCTGTTGCTGAACTTGACCAGTTGAAGAATTGGTAAAACTAACACCTAAAAACACACCGCAAGGTGTAGCTGTAGTTGTGCCAGTATCTTTCTCAATTGTTCCATCAGAAATACGTTTTACTAAATCGCCATAGAAAATGCTTGTAGCATAGCCACTTGCAATTTCCATCTGACGAGTTGCTCCCGCAAAGACCTGACCACCAATCAAATTGACTGGTTTTAGTCCGTACGGTTTATCTACGGTTGGGTAAGCCATATTAAACTCCTAAATTAAATTAACCTTTACCAAAGGTCGTCGTGGACTTGCTCTCTTTAAAGAGCGGCATCCTTGGGTCACTTTGGCGCATTAGGCTACTGTCTACAGCATCCATCTGATTTTCTGTTTGCTTTTGGTAATGTGCATTACGTTGAGCAACAAATTCTTCAGGCGTCTTGCATAACAGTAAACCTGCAATCTCAATATTGTCCTTAAAGCGACTATTGGGATCGACTAGCAGTTGAAATTTGGGTTGTTCTTCAATTCTTACAGGTTCCCATCCTTCTCTTAACTTCGATGAGAGGTTGCGAGGATCGGCCTGATTTAAAGTTGAAACACGAATCCATCTGTACGCGTATCCAGTCTGCTTGTCCGGTTCAGGGAGAAGATCAGGTTGCTGCCACTGCTTAGGGCGCTCCTGCATGGTACGGTTTTCTAATTCACGTTCTAATCTGTTTGTTGCCATTTTAGGCCTCCAATTTTTGTTGTTCACGGGCATATTGCTCTGGGGTCAAACCAAGTTTTTTAGCCAAAGCCACTTGCGATTTACTTAACACAATCTTTTTAGAAGATGTGCTACGTTTCGCCGGTGCTACGACCGTACTTAATCTAGCTGTACGCTGAGGTTTTTCTTCCTCATCGTTTTGGGTGTCGCCGAATTCCTCGGGAAATCGCCGTTTTACTTCTGTGTCAATACGTTTGTAATATTCATCCGTACCAACAAAACCACGTCCATAAGTTTCTTCCAATTCTTCATGAACCCCTTCAGCATACTTGCGCATCGCACGCTTACTAGGATCAACAAACCATTGGTTTTCTGAAACCCATTCAGCAACTTTAGGATCTAGTTGTGCAGGCTGCTGAGACTGCTTTGTTTGTATTTTTACATCATTTTCAGAAATTTGTACAGTAGGTTTAAAATTTTGTGCTTTGTCAAGTTTAAGTTGAGCTTTCATTAGCTCTTCTTGCGCTTCTAAAAGCTTATCAGAATCCCCTGAATCATATGCTTCTTTATAGTTCCTTTTAGCTTTATCTATCTCCATTTCTGCGGAATTTTGATAGGTTGAAATTAACTCTTTCTCGCCATATTGCAGCATTTCTTTGAGTTTTTTGTTCTCGTCAAGGATTTTTTGAGCTAGATTTAAGGCTTCTTGCTGCTCTCGTAGGGCAGTTTCTTTAGCTCTACGCTCATCATTCCAGACTTTTTTATACTGTTTAAACTTTTCTTTTACGTTTCTAGAGTATTCCTGTGAGGCGTCCAGTGTTTCAAGTTCTTGTCGCATGTCCTCTGGTACAGGCTCTACACCCCTGTCTTTTAAAGGGGTATCGTCTTTTATCTCAATCTCAACATCATCTCCTTCTATAGATATGTCAAGTTCTGATTCGGTATCTACGGGTTTACCCTTATCTTCTGCTTCATGAGGAAACTTAAAATCCTCTTTTTCAAATTCAGCCATGTTTTATCTCCTAGATAAATTTACGTTTAATGCCGCGTGGGTCTTGTACTACAGCTTCTACAGAGTCATCATTAATGATCCGAAACTCTCGGTCATGAATTACCAAACGAGTACCAGCATTAGGGCGTACCAAAATAAAGTCCCCTTTTTTACAGTAAGGACCATTAGGGAACCGCTCTTTGTCTGCATAACAGTCTGGACCCATATCAACTACAAATAAAACCGTAGTTAATAGTTCGTCATGCCTGCGAGTTTCGTCAGCTTTAATAAGACCACTGTCAAAAGCCTCTTCCGCTTCGGGAATCGCACAAAGTATCCTGTACCCTTGAGGGGCTGGGAGTTGTTTAGCTTTTTCTTCTGCTTCTTTACTTAACACCACACTTAAATCTACTGCTTTATGTAACTCTACTACGTTCTGTTGGTCACTCATCCGAGTTCTCCATTGATTTATTAAGGTCCGTTATGTAGTTACGTGCAGTAAGAAGACCCCGTATCTCGCCACACACTTTTTTGTACTCATCGAAGTTTTCTACTCGCCCATCGGCTAGTGCTTCTTGGAGTTGCACAACTTTGTTATCGATGGTTTTCACCACGATATTTAAAGCCTTATCAGCTTCCATTACTTACCTTTCTTTGTTTGCCTTTCAGCAATTTCCTGCTGTTGTGCGAGGTTAGCCCTGAGTTTAAGCATTTCTACACCCGCTTTTGATCCTTCTTTTTGCTGCTCTTTTGCTAATCTGTCGGCATCTGCCGTTACTTTTACTGCCATTTGTGCCCCAGCGGTACGAGCCTGCGACGCAATTCTTTCACGTTCAACATCAAGTTGTTGTTGTTTTAACATTGCATCAAGTTGATCTTTTGCTGCTTTTCTTTGTAGTTCACCCTGTTTAATCTGTAACTCTTGTTGCTGTAATTGAATAATTGGGTCTTGCATTTGTTGTGCATTTTGTTGGGCTTGTACTTCTTGTTTATTTTGTGCCAACAACTGTTGTGAAGCCATAGCTGCCATTTGTGCAATTTGATCTGCCATTTCTGGGGGCATTTGTTTTGGTTCTTCTCCGTCTCTGGGCATTGGAGGAAGCTGCATACCCATTGTTTTCTCAACTTGTAGACGATATTCAAAGCCAATATGCTCATTAATATGTGCCATCATTGCTGCTTGTAGCTGTTGAGCCAGTTGTGGGTTCATACCAATAATTGATTGAATCTTAGGATCTTGTATTGGAGCCATGTGTACTGCAATGTGTGCCTGATGATTCTGCTCAATGAACGCCTTGACTGGTTTGTTCTTCAGAATGTTTTGATTCTCAGCCACTGGGTCAGTGGGCTTCATATCTTCAGCTGCAGGTACTAATTTCTGATAATTTTTGATTCCCAATACTTCGAGCATCTGACGATGTAGTTGTGGCAAGTCATACAGCTGCGGTGCAGTTTGCGCTAGTTGTAAAGCAGCTTGATATTGAACAACTTTCTGCGCCATAGTCGCAGCATTGGGATCGGACACCGGCAGTACGTAGACCATGTCATAGTCTGATTGTTTAGCCATCCGACTACCTTCTTCAGGCTCGTACGGGTAACTAGGTGGTGTGTAATCTCTAATAATATCTTTTAAAAGTCTAAAC